AAAAGATGAACTAACTACCATAGTAATGACACAAACTAGTACAGGTCCAAACGCTAGAGACAGATGGGATACTCCAGAAGTTAAAATGCCCGGTGGTAAAAAAGGAAGACTTAGAAAAGACCGTTATAGTTCTTTACTAATTGCTAATATGATAGCTAGACAAATGAATAGAATACTACCTCCTATTGAATATGATGTTGTGGGTAATAACAGAGCGGACGTTGTGAAGCATGATGGTCAGATGTATAGGGGGCCAGATTGGTTTACTGGAGGTGGAGGAAATGATGATATTTACACAGGAATATATCGAAATTAGTGTAATACATTTTATTAATCAGAATACATTCCTATCACGGTTCAATTAACTATGCCTAAACAAAAATACCCTAAAAGTGAAGCCGTTGCAGCGGCACAATATGATGGAGTAGATGCTTATGTTACTTGGGGAGATGACTTATTAAGTAAAAGCAAAGCATTACATGACTCTGCTAGTGCTTTAGAGGAATTTGGAATATACAAGTCTGTTGCCGATAGACGATACGGGGTTGACTTTTCTAATCTAGATTCAAATACGGGAGGTCGCCCAGGACTAACCCGTGCAGATTACGAATTTTTCCGTCCAGACGAAACTGTTCCCCGTGAAATAAAAGCAATCTGTCGTAGAGCAGATGATATCTACCAAAAAATGGGATTGATTAGAAACGTTATTGATCTTATGGCTGATTTTGCAGTACAAGGTGTTACTCCTGTTCATAGAAATAAACGTATCGAAAGATTTTACAAGCAGTGGTTTAAAAAAGTGAAGGGTAAGGATCGTAGTGAAAGATTTTTGAACAACATCTATCGCACAGGTAGCGTTGTATTAAATCGTCAAACAGCAAAATTAAATGTTAAAGTCATTGATAGTTTATACAAAAGTATGGGATCTCCAGATTTATATATCGATAGTATAGATCAGATAAAGGTAGAAAAAAGAGAAATTCCTTGGAAGTATACTTTTATTGATCCTATTTGCGTACAAATGTCTGCTGGTGGATTAGCCTCTTTTGTACAGAGTAAACAGTATGAGATTACTATTCCGGCTCAAATGAGAAAACTAATTAATAGCCCAAGAACAGATGCTGAAAAGGCTATTGTTGCTCAGTTACCAGCACAGATAGTAGAAGCAGCAAAAGCTAAAAAGCCTTATCCATTAGATCCTCAAAAAACTATTGTTTTTCATTACAAGAAAGATGATTGGCAAAGTTGGGCTTATCCTATGATATATGCAATTATGGATGATATTTTCATAATAGAAAAATTAAAACTAGCAGACCTTGCCGCTCTTGATGGAGCTATTAGTAATATTCGTATTTTTAAACTAGGTAGTCTAGAACATAAAATTGCACCAACAAAAGCTGCTGTTGCTAAATTAGCACAGATTCTAGGCAATAATGTTGGTGGTGGTACTATGGATTTGATCTGGGGACCAGACTTAGAACTTATAGAAAGTAAAACTAGTGTACATCAATTTTTAGGTGAGTCAAAATATATTCCTCACTTAAATAGCGTATATGCTGGTCTTGGTATTCCTCCAACTTTAACGGGCACATTTGGTGCGGCAGGAACAACCAATAATTTCATAAGTCTAAAAACTATGACACAAAGACTACAGTATGGTAGAGATTTAGTTATAGAATTTTGGGAAAAAGAATTTGAATTAGTACAAAAAGCTATGGGTTTTCAACACCCGGCTAAAATAGAATTTGATAGAATGGATCTAAGTAATGAAGATACAGAAAAGGCTCTATTAATTCAATTAGCTGATAGAAATGTAATTAGCGATGAATTACTACAAAAGAAATTTGGTTTTGATCCAGATATGGAAAAAGCTAGATTAATGAGAGAGACACGCGAACGTAAGGGCAATAGAATGGTTAGAAAAACTGGACCTTGGTTTGATCCACAAATTGAAAATTCTTTAAAGAAAATAGCATTACAGGGAGGTACTGCTACTCCTAGCCAAGTTGGATTAGAATTAGATAAAAAGAAAGCTGGAGAAAAAACGGTTCTTGAAATGCGTCAGGCTGTTTCCCCAACAAAGTTGGCAAAAGATTCGTCAGAATCTTTGCCAGGAGTGTCCGGTCAAGGTCGCCCAAAAACCAGCAAAGATAGCTCAAAACGCAAAACTAAAACTTTCAGTCCAAGAACTGGAGCCTCATTAAATCTTTGGGCAGTAAACGCCCAAGATAAAATAAGCGAAATTGTAAATCCTATGATTTTAGATCTGTATAACAAGAAGAATTTAAGAAGTTTGGCTAGTTCTGAGACTGATGAGTTAGAAGACTTAAAAACAAAAATATTGTTTGCTACACAGCCCTTTACAAATATTAATGAAGGTTCTGTTCAGGAGTCACTCCAAAAAGTTCAAAATATTAGAATGGCTACTTTTGATGATCTTAAAAAATACTGTCAAGATATTGCAGTAGATCTAGATAAGCAATTAACTGTGGAAGATATGAAACAGGCTAAAGCTTCTTTTTATAGTATGGTGTATTCAGAATAGCAATACCTATAACAAAAGAGTAACATATGACAATTCCAACATATTTATCAGAAATACAAGATGGACTAGAGCATAAGATCCAATCTTCTGCATCAATACTTATTGCTAGTCAATTAGAGCCATCTACAGATAATATTCTAAATGAAAAAATCAAAACAGATTTTAAGAGTTTAGCTTCTTATAATGATAAAGATCTATATTATGCAGATAGTATTATGGTAACTTCTTCTTGGAATTTAAATGATGATATATTTGATCCCGTAGAACTATGGATGGCTAAGGACACACCAGAAGATAAGCCTACTAATCTAGATCATGACGAAAGTATTATTGTTGGACATATTATTTCAAATACTCCAGTAACAGAAGACTTCAAAATAATTCCAAAAGACATTAACATATCAGACTTGCCACCCAAATATCACATCCTAACAGGATCAGTAATCTATAAGGCTTTTACCAATCCAGAACTAATTTCTCGTGCAAAAGACTTAATAAGTTCTATTGAGAATAAAAATAAATATGTTAGTATGGAATGTTTATTCAAAAATTTCGATTACGGTATTATGGATGCTCAGGGGAATTATAAGGTATTATCTAGAAATAATAGTACTGCCCACCTAACTAAATATCTAAGAGCATATGGTGGAAATGGTAATCATCAAAACTATAAAATAGGTAGAGTATTAAGAAATATTACTTTTACCGGCAAAGGATTTGTTGATAAACCAGCTAATCCAGAAAGTATAATTTTTAGTATTAGTCCAAATATTAAAACAGAAACAGAAAAAAATAGTGAATTTGTTTTTTCAGGTGTATCTATTTCTCAGTCAAACCTTAACGTGGAGAACCAAACTATGAGTTTAGAAATTGACGTTGCCGAAATGAAAGCCAAGATAGACACTTTGGCAACCGCCGCAACTACTCAAGCAACAGTTGACGAGCTACAAAATAAAATTCTTTCTTATGAAAAGACTATTGAAACTCTAAATAGCGAAAAATCTACTTTAGCTGGTAGTGCTGAAGAATACCAGAAGAAGTCAGAAGAAGAATTTAAGAAAGTTAAGTCTGAACTAGAATCTGCTCTTGAAACTATTGCCGCATATAAAGGCAAAGAAGAAGAGATGATGAAGAAAGAAAAGAAGATGAAGAGAATGGCTTCTCTAACAGAACTAGGTGCATCTACTGATGAAGCAGAAGCTGCTTCTGAAAAGTTTGATTCTTTAGATGACGAAGCTTTTAGCGCCATGACAACTCTACTAGCTGCCCAAAAGCCAGATTGGCTAAATAAAAAGAAAGATAAAAAAGACGAAGCTGGCGATATGAAAGCAAAGTGTTCAGTAGAAAATACTAAGGCTTCTGTTCTAGATAATGCGGAAACAACGGAAGATTTTGTTCCATCTGTTGGATCAGACTCTGAGAATTCTGCAATGGCTAGTGTTCGCTCAGAACTATCGGCTTTTATGTCTTCTAGATTTGGCAAGAACAGTAAAACTAATTCTAATAACAAGGGAGAATGACAAATGGCTCTAAAACCAGATCGTATCGAAGTATTGACTGACATCAGCTTTTTCTGCAACACTGTTTGTGAACGTGGCGGAATTGCTACTGTAGATACTTCAAAAACAAATAGCGGTGTTTCAATGGACGATTCTAATGCTATTGTGGCCTATGCTGCTGGTAACAGCGGAGCAAGACCAGTTGGTATTCTACTAAATGACGTTGTTAATTATGACCTAACTCGTCAGCACATTAACTGGTTCAAGGATGAAATGCAACTTGGTGGTAAGGTAACATTGTTACGCCACGGTCAAGTTAGCACAAATATGCTTGTGCCCGGTATTACTCCAACCGCTGGAACTGATGCTTATGTTGGAAATAGCGGTTTGATTGGTACTGTTTCGACTAATGCTACTAAGATTGGTCAATTCCTAAGTGCCAAAGATGCCGATGGTTATGCTAAACTATCAATTGTTATCACTTGATTCTAATAATTAAAACTAAAGGGAGATAATTAAAATGCCTGAAGTATTTCAACCAACAAAAGAACTAACTGATTTGCTAGTACGTTCTGGTTCACAAAGAAAAGAAGAATCTCTTGCAGCTAATGCAGAATTCGCCAAAGCTCTAGAACTACCTCTACGTCAGGGTGTTCTAAATGGAAATATTCTTGACGGTATTTTTGAGCCAATTACTTTAGCTCAGAGTGCTACTCCAGAGTTTCCTCTTGATTTACTAAGCCCTGGTACTGAAAAAGACTTTGTTGCTTTTACTATTCCTAACCACGGATATATTCCAGAAAAGCACGTTGAGTCTGACTACGTTATGGTTCCTACTTATGACGTTGGTTCAAGTATCGATTATCTTCTAAAGTATGCCCGTGACGCCCGTTGGGACGTTGTTGGACGCGCTATGGAAGTTCTAGAAGGTTCATTTGTAAAGAAAATGAATGATGACGGATGGCACACACTATTAGCTGCTGGTCTAGATCGTAATATTCTAGTATACGATAGTGATGCCCCAACTGGTTTATTAAGCAAGAGAGTTGTTTCTCTTCTTAAGACAACTATGCGTCGTAACGGCGGTGGTAACTCTGCTAGTACAAATCGTGGACTATTAACAGACCTTTACGTTTCTCCAGAAGCTATGGAAGATATGCGTAACTGGAACGTTGATCAAATCGATGAATTTACTCGTAGAGAAATCTATACTGCTACTGACGGTACTGTTAATCGTATCTTCGGTGTTAACCTACATGACCTAGACGAGTTGGGTGAAGGTCAAGAGTATCAACTATACTACCTAAACGCCCTAAGCGGAAGCATTGGTAGCAAGAGTGAACTAGTTGTCGGATTGGATCTTCGTAAGCGTGATAGTTTCATAATGCCAATTCGTGAAAATGTTCAGATTTTTGAAGATGATACCCTACATCGTCAAAAGAGAGCCGGTTTTTACGGATGGGCAGAACAAGGCTTTGCTGTTCTAGATAACCGTAGAGTTATCTTGGGTGCTATCTGATATCTCTAACTAAAAGTTAAAACTTTTCTGAGCCGCATCCCTAAAAAGGTGCGGTTCTTTTTTTTATATCAAGGTGTATTATTATCTAGTATTTTTATCTAAAACTATGAAAGATCAATTATGGCAGCAGCAAAATATGATTTTAATATAGAACAAGGATCTTCTTATAGCTTAGTATTAGTATATAAGGATGCTGATGGTAATATTGTTGATCTAACAGATTGGTGTGGTCGAATTATTTGTAAAACTAATAGCAATGATACAATAATTTTTCAAACAGGACATAATGGACCAGATTACAAATTTACTTTAGATGCTCCTAATGGAAAATTTACCCTATTATGGCCCGCCACAACAACAAACAGCTACACATTCAATACTGCAAAATATGACTTTGAACTACAGAGTCCAGATAATTTCTACGCAAGTGGAGGATTTTTTACAGAAAGAATACTCTATGGGGTTATTACTATAGTTAAGAGATTTAGTCAAAGCACAACCGCTTTAGAGTGTCAAATATGACAGATTTTAATATCGAAATAATAGAACAACCGTCTTATTCTTTAGAAGTAGCTGTTGGAGCTAGTGGAACAGACGTTCCTTCTATAGAAATAATTACTTCTGGTGGTGTTTACTTAGAAATTAGTAATAGAGATAAAATACTTCCTAGTGATTTTCCAGACACCTATCCTATAAGTTCTACAACAGGATTATTACCTATAAGTAGAGTGAGTGGACTATATGCAGGATCAGGTATAATATTTTCATCTGGAATTAATGGTTCTATTATTATACAAGGACAAACTCAAAGTATAAATATTACTGGAGTAAGTGGTATTTCTGTTAGTCAAAATGGAAATTTATACACAATATATACAACTGGAACATTCGGTCTTAGTAGCTCTCAGATACAGAGCTTATTAAATAGTGGAGTGTCTATAAACGTAATATCTGGTACAGGTAATTTTAATTCTCTATCTATAAGCGGAACTCCTGTTAGTATCAGTGGTCACTCCCACACCTCTTCATCAATAACTGATTTTAATTCTAGCGTAAGTGGACTATTGTCAGTAAAAAATATATTAGGCAGCGGATACGCTTCTGTAGCGTCTTCTGGAGGGGTTTTTACGGTATCGGTCACGGGATTACAACCTAGTGGAAACTATAGCATAAGTGGACATATACATACTAGCTCACAGATAACGGACTTTAACACATCGGTCAATAGTCTAGTATCTGTAAAAAACGTTTCGGGTAGTGGATATGTTAATGTGCTAGCTACTACTGGTAATTATATTGTTTATGTAACAGGTTTACAGCCAAGTGGCAATTACAGCTTAGTAGGACATAATCATACTTCAAGCGATATTACAAACTTTAATTCTTCTGTTAGTGGCTTATTACCTATAACAAATATAGTGGGTACTAGTGGAGCCTCGGTAACTTCTAGTGGAACAGTGTTTACGGTCGCCGTAACAGGATCTTTTGGACTAACAACATCTCAAATCCAATCTTTACTTAATAGTGGGGTTAGTATCAGTGTTACTGGCGGAACTGGTAATTTTAATTCTCTTTCAGTTAATTCTATTCCAGTTAGCACTAGCGGCCACACTCATCTATCCTCTTCGATTATCGACTTTAATTCTGCGACAAGTGGACTATTGACTCCATACGCATTGTTAAATAGTGGTAATTTTACAACCTTATTAGTAACTGGAATTCCTGTTAGTTTGAGTGGGCATACTCATACTAGCTCGCAAATAACAGACTTTAATACATCGGTTAATAATCTTATTTCTGTAAAGGACATTCTCCCTGGTTCTGGAATACAGATAGGGGTGACTTCTGGAATTTATACTGTGACAGCATATGATGTTGCTGCTAGTAGTGCTTCTTCATTAATAACAAGATGCGAAAATAGGACCGGATCTACTTTACCAAAGATGACTGTGGTTTATATTAACGGGGGTCAGGGAAATAGACCAACGATACAAAAATCCATAGCTTCTAACGAAGGTGGATCTAGTAAAACTTATGGTATTACTGCTAGTCAGATCAATGACAATAGTGCTGGAGATGTTGTTGTTTTTGGAGCATTAATTGATGTTGATACAAACCAATTTGGTGCTACGGAGGGCAGCACTCTATATCTAAGCCCGAGTGTTTCTGGCAACCTAACAGCCATAAAACCAACTGCCCCAAATCATATGGTAGCTGTTGGCAAAATAGTTAGAAATCACGTTAATCAAGGAATCATAGAGGTTTCTATACAAAATGGTTTTGAACTAGAAGAACTACACAATGTTGCAACAACTGGGGCGATTAGTGGACAATTTTTGAAATATGACGGATCGCTCTGGCGTAACAGCGGAATAACAAGTTCAGATATTGGTAATTTTAATAGCAGTGTTAGCGGATTACTAACTCCTTATGCTCAGTTAAACGATGCTCTATTTAATAACTTATCCGTAGATACCCTCTTTGTCTGTAACACTCCTAGCTTTAATGTGGACGAAGATGGAAACACTTCTATTGGAAATAATAATCCGCTTGTAGGTGTTGCAGTACCTAATCTATCAGTAGTATACGGTCTAAGCTTTGCGAGTGGTATCGCATCTAGTGGATTAAATGTTTTTAATTATCTGAGACTAAATAATACAGGTGTTAGCTTAAGTGGTCATAAACACATCGCTAGTGATATAACAAACTTTAACACTAGTGTTAGCGGACTTCTTCCCCCAGTTTCTGGTAGTGGTTATGCAGTAGTTTTACTGTCTAATAACATTTATACCGTGAGTATTACAGGGCTACAGCCGAGCGGCAATTACAGCGTATCCGGCCACGCCCACACAGCTAGCAATATTACAGATTTTAATAGTGCTACAAGCGGACTACTGCTTCCTTATGCACTACTAAATAGTGGCAATTTTACAACCTTATTGGTAACTGGCACTCCCGTTAGTCTAAGTGGACACACGCATATAAGTTCGCAGATCACCGACTTTAATTCTTCCGTTAGCGGGCTTCTTCCATTTACTGGGGTGTTGGGAAGTGGAAATATCAATATAAGTTCATCTAATAGAATACTCAACATCAGTACAACCGGACTCCAACCAAGTGGTAATTATAGCGTTAGTGGTCATACTCATTTAACTTCTGATATCTCAAATTTTGCTAGTGGTGTCAGTGGGCTATTACCAGTAGTCAATATTATTCCGGGGGCGAATATTAGTATTTCCAGTATTAGTGGTATTTATACAATTAACTCTTCTGCTGGAGGTGGTGGGGGCGGCGTTTCTGTATCTAATCCGGGATCTGGTAGAGTATTAACCTCGGACGGAACAAGCTCTGGTATAATTGGTCAGAGCGGGTTAACTTTTAGTAATAATTCGTTGTTTATCAATGGTGTAAATGTGAACAATGCAAGAAATTTATATATGTGGTCTAACTTTAGATAAAGGAAAATAAAATGGCAGATAACCCAGCATTTGCAGTAAACCCGGAATTGAATGGTGTGTTAGTCACAACATTGAATAATAATAGAGATGCTACAGGCTCTGGACTTGTTCCGTTTACTAGCGGATTAAGATTAGGAACTAGAATTGCTGAAATTGTTGTACAGGCCACAGGAACAACTATTGCTGGTATGGCAAGAGTGTTTGTTTCTGGAGTTGGAATTACTAACACTTCTCTTTTTGATGAAATATCTATTGCTGCTGCTACTCCGAGTGCAAGCGTTAAGGCAACTCGCGTTAGTACAACATATAATAACCTTATTTTACAAAGCGGCCAGTATCTGTTAGCCGGGAATAGTATAGGTCCATCTCAAGGATTTTATATCATAGGAATGGGGGCTGATTTGTGAATAACGGTATATTCGGTCCTCCAAATTTTTCTGTAGCCACAGATCTTGTTGGGATAAAACCCTTATTGGGAAATCCACAAACGGTCCCAACCCCTCGTCACTTTCCCCCAGCTAATGACTTTAGAATTGGAAATAGCGATGGTAGTAGTACCGAAGACGTTGTATTAGTTATCGATACCGTGAAGGGAGGCACTACAACAGTGCTTTTATATGCTCCGGGGTCAGCTAATGGAGGATACAGTGTGGACTGGGGAGATGGTACTAGTGGAGGCGTAATACCAATTGGAACTGCGAATATTAGACGGGTGGGAAGTTATGAAACAAGATTTGAGACTACCGCAGGTTGCACCCTTCTTTTATCTCACACCTACGCTAAACATGGAATATATAGAATAATTATTAAAGGAGTATTTGGTATTTCAACAGTTGACTCTCCTGCTATGAGTATCCAGGCTCCTTTAATATCAATAGAATCTTTTGGAAGAGAAGTTAATAGAGTAGGAACATTGAATTATAGTAATTCTATTAATCTAGTATCTGTTCCGCCTTATCTTCCTACTGGTTTAATAACTAGCTTGAATAGTTCTTTTCAGGGATGCTCCAGCCTCACCAAAGGAATGACAACATGGGACACTAGTAGAATAACCAATATGAATGCCACATTTCTAAATTGTTCAAATTTGAATATTAATGGGAGTTGGAATTGGAACACCAGAAATGTTACAACTATGCAGAATATGTTTAATGGAGCAACTATAAATAACGCTAATTTTAGTGGATGGATACATAATACTAATGCCCTTTCTATGTTTCAGGGAGCAAGGCTCAACGGTTGTTCTATTATAAATTGGAGCGGAAATTCTGCCACAAATATGTTTGCGGGAGCTACTTTAAACGACTGCATCTTTTCAGGATGGAGATTAACGGGTGGAGCATCCAATATGTTTAATCTTGGTCTTGTTAGTACCCCCGCCTCTGTGAGTAACTTATATTTACCGGGATGGGATTTAAGAGGCGTTACAAATACAAGTCAAATGTTTTCAACAGTTGGTGGTAGTAAAAGCGGCTTTGAGGACTGGAATGTGAGTGGTGTTACAAATATGAGTCAAATGTTTCAATTTGCTTGTGATTTTATGACTGCTGATTTGAGCAATTGGAATATTAGTAAGGTTACAAATTTTACACTATTTATGCTTCGGGCATATTATTTGACTCCTAGTGCTTCTATAACGATAAATAATTGGTCTATTCCGTCTGGATGTACTTGTTATGGTATGTTTGGGGATCTAGGAGATAATAAATACGCTTCCTTATCTGGATGGACTTTTATGGGAAATAATGATTGTGAAAGTATGTTTGGAACTTTTAATTTAGGTCTTCAATTTGCCAATATTCCCGGATTAGCTTCTTGGCAAACATCTGGCGTTGTTAATATGAAAAGAATGTTTAGTAATACCTATATGAACCCTCCGGTAGAAAATTGGGATGTTAGTAATGTAACTAATATGTCAGAAATGTTTAACATATCTAGAGGATTTAATAGAAATCTTTCAGGATGGAATACTAAAAGCGTAACCGATATGTCACTAATGTTTAGAGAGACAAATAACTTTGGAGTCCCCTCTTATAGAGGAAGTGGAATTGATAATTGGAATGTTACGGGAGTTCAAACAGTAGCTAGTATGTTTTTAAATTCACTTGGGTTGTCATGTAATCTTAGTGGATGGAATCTCTGTAATTGTACTAATATGACAGATTTTATGTATGGAACAAATATTGGTACTGGAAATTATAGTATACTATTAAATTCATGGGCCACTACCTCCACAGGAAATCCAATAAAGCCCTGGGCCACAGGAATAAACGTACACTTTGGCACCGCTAAATATACCGCCGCTAGCTCTGGTGCTAGACAGCGACTAGTAAACTACGGATGGACGATTACCGATGGAGGGTTCCAAGCATGACATCTCAGATTATTTTTCCAAAAGAGCCAACATACTGGATACTATCAGATGGAGTATCATATTATGATGGCTTTACTCCACCCAATTGTGTAACAACAGTTGGTGCCGGAACAACCGTTTACTGGATAGGTAGTAATCATCAAGAATATGTTCAGCAATGTTTAGATCTAGGACTGACTCCACGAAACCCTGGAGAAAATCCATTAATCGCAATTGACCCCGCGTCTCCAGCGTCCATTTTAGATAAAAAAGTTTCTGATATGAATGACAAATTACTTTCTTTAGAGACTGTTGTTCCTGGGGAGAGGATTAGTGCTAGACAAGCTAGATTGTGGCTAATTCATAATGGTATTGATCTCAATATGATAAATTCTGTTATAGACTCTATAGAAGATCCGGTCTTAAGAGAAAGTATACGAACAGAATGGGAATATGCTCCATATATCGAAAGATCGTATCAGTGGATAAACTCTCTGGCTTTTCAGCTAGGATTATCAGCAAGTGATCTTGACCGAGCTTTTATAGAAGGGTCCAGTATTTAGTGTATTTGTTATTGTAAAAATTAAATTATCGGAGAAACCTATATGAGTTGGAATATTGAAATACCTATTATTGTTAGAACATTAATTAATGATTTATCGGATAGTCCGACATATAGTGATGAAAGATTACTCCAAGTAATAACTGTTGCCGCAAAACAAGTTGAATTTGATGTTAATATTGAAACACCATATGTTGTGAATGTTGTTGACCCAAATATTACTCCTGATCCATCTATAAATAATGATAATATTTTTGTTATGCTTGTTAGTCTGAAAGCAGCTTGTTTAGTAGATCAGAGTACATTAAGAACAAAAGCCGCTAGCGAAGGAATTAGAGCCTCTCTAGGACCAGCACAATTAAGTGTCGCTGGAAATCTAACTGGGATTAAACTAATTATAGAACAAGGACCATGCGCATTCTATGATGAATTAGTGAGTCATTGGGATGTTAAAGAAGCAACTGCTGTTCGTGCTATTCTTTCTCCGTTCGTTGGTAATAAGTTTGATCCTAGAAGTATCCGCACTAATCTTGCTAGAAGTAGAGACTTTTACTCATGAACCTAATTACTCCAGAACTAAAAGCGCTATTTAATACTCATATAGATATGATTTTAGCACAAGATGGATTAACTGTACCTTGTGTGTTAAAGTATAATTCTACAAATTATAAGTTTTGCAATAACTGTGTTTATGACACGATATTAAATCAATCACTAAATAAGTACAATAATTCTGGACCAGTAAATTTTCAAGAAGGTAGTTTATGTCCCGTTTGTGGTGGTTTCGGCAAGGTAGATTATGATTCGCAGGAAACAATATATATGGCAGTTATAGTTGATAGTAAATATTGGATGAACTGGGGGCCAAAATTTGTTAACATTCCTAATATAGCAGCACAAACACTATGCCCGATATCTCTGCTTAATAAAATAGAAAATTGTACTCAAGCAGTTCTTAATTCGTCTTTACCTACTAATAATAATCTATATACAAAAGCTGGATATCCTACTCCTTTAGGATTTGGTAATCAAGACTACTTATTAACTAATTGGACCCTACCGTGAGAATATCTGCTAAAATACTAGAAAGTGATAAACAAGTTAGGACTTTAATTCTTAATTCTTTATTATCAGAAGTGAATAAAACAATTCAAAAAAGTTTACCAATAATTGACTTAAGTGTTCAGAAAATAGTAGCTAAAGCAATGCAAGATGAACCAGAATATGAATCTTTAAAATCTGGAGCATTAAAATATGAACTTGGTATAGCAGATGCAAACAGTATAGATCAGCTAATACAAGCTATTGTGGAGACGGGTCAAATTGATAACAAGAATACAAAAATTACTAATCAGGGTCTAAATGGTGGATTTACATATAGAATGATAGGTAAGCAAGATCTACAAGCAATAACACTATCTTCTCATGCTAGAGTACTTGATCTACAAAGACAATATTCTTTACCTTGGTTAGAATGGTTATTATTTGAGGGCACATCACCCATTGTTAAAAATTATGAAGTGGTTCTTGAACCTAGTTCCTACTCAAGAACTGGTGGGGCACTCATGCAACGTTCTAATACAAATTGGAGAGTTCCTCCTCAATACGCCGGAACAATCACAAATAACTGGATAACAAGAGCATTAAGTACATGCGAAAAACAAGTAGTTGCAATTATACAGTCTACAATAAAGAGTAATATATGAGCGTCAATAATGATTTTGGAAAATTTAACTTTGTGACGAGCTTATCGGACACATTCTATATTAATTCTGTAGAAGAAAATCTACGAAATTTTATAGACTATGGATTTTTGAATATTGGAGGTTTTGTAAATATAGTTGCTCCAGCAAGTGGTTTATATAATAATAGTCTTAATAAATTAAAACCAATAAAAGATCCTGCATATAAAGAAAATATTGTTTGGGGAACTCATAAATCGCCATGGGTCTGGGAAACAGGAATATCTTATAATACTCAAACTCCTATAAAAATTAGTGGACTAACTGTAAATAATGTTTTTTATCCGGGGCCATCGGGAAGCGGAGCAATAACATATACTCTAGACTATAATAATAGTCAAGTAGTTTTTGATAAAGCTGTTTCTCCAACAACTTCTGTATCTATGAACTATAGCTATAAATGGTGCAAAGTATTGAATTCTAGCGATCATGAAGGTAGAAAAATATTACAAACTTTAAATTATAAAAATATTAATACTAGCTTAGAAAATAATCACTCCCTACCACTACCCTGCATTATAGTAGAGCCTATAGCAAGAACAAGTGCTGAACCATATGAACTAGGATCTTTAGTTTGTTATCGTAATCAAGATATTCTTATTCATATTTATACAGAGTCTGATGTTCAAAGAAAAAATATAGTTGATATCTTAAAATTACAAGAAGAAAAATATCTTAAAGTTTATGATATTAATAAGGTGGCTGTTGGAAATTATGATGGATTAAATCGAAATGGATCTCGTAATCCTTCAGGATTAAATTATGGTCAACTTATTAGTAGGGATGATTTATTCTGGAATACAATGTCTATTAAAGACATATCATTTATAGATGCCCAGCAAAATATATCATCAACTTTGTTTTGGTGTATTGTTAGATTAACTACCGAAATTATTTTCTAAACCTTATAAGGGTTCTTCAAATGCCAAATAATCGTATTTTCTATGCTGTTCAAGCTGTAAAGATTAGACCTTGCCAAACAAATGCTGCTGGAAACTATATTTATGGTAGCGAAGTAATTCCTAGAGGAATTCAAAGCATAGGATTAAATACAAATTTTAATCTAGA